CCTACATTCATAATTACACTATTTCACATGCTCCCCCAGCACAAGCAACTTCGCCAGAAAGGTTAGTATTATCCTGTAGTTCAATAACTTTAGTTAAATCTAAGTTACTTAAAGACTTCATCATTTTTTCATAAGTTTGTTCATCACAATCCTCAAAAGGTGCTTGTTGGTACGTCCCCCCATTATATGGTAATACTGATAATCCATTATAGAATTTTCTGTTTTCCCACATCCATTCACCAGCGTATTCCCACTCATCTTCTTTCAAAGAAATTGTTGCGGATACATTATGACTATTTTGTCCACTTCTATGTCCTGGTTTAATCCACTCTTGAGATACTTTTTTTACTCTTTCTAATAAATCAAAAGAGGATTCGTATCTTAAAATAGATCCTTCAGGTGATTTTTGTGGTATAGAAATAACTGCAGTATCGTGAGGTCTGAATATTTCATCCTCTATTAATTCAGGATGATTAACAGACAAATAAGTATAAATAGCCTCATTTTTTCCAACTCTAATTCTTCTAACATAATAGTCATTATGCCAAGCGTGAATGCCTGATGAAGTACCTAAAACTAAAGATGATGTACCTGAAGGTTTTACTGTTGTAGTTCTAGCCGCATTATTAATACCAATTAATTTTGCAACTCTTTCGTTTTCTTCTTTTACTGCCTTTGCCGCTAATTTCATATCATAGCCTAAAACTACTCCAGAACCAATACCTGTCATACCGACACCAATCAATGCGTCTTTCTCTGTAGTTCTTTTCCAAACATCTCTTAGGTAATGGAAGTCAGTATAACCAGCCTGTAGTGTACCAATAAATGCGGCACCCTTAACTCTGATTTCAAAATCTTCTTGAGATTCAATATCTGAAGCATTTACCTCACATAAATTACAGAATTGGTATGGTCTCAAACCAATCTCACAACAAGGGTTAGTACCCCAATCTTTATCGTTAGATAAGTAAATTCCTGGTTCACCTGCTCCTGATAATTCAATTCTCTTCCACAAGTCTAAGAAAAATTCTTTTGTAATTTTGTGTCTAAGTAATACTGCTGAGTTATTCGCCCTTCCTCTTTGTGGATTCAATTCCCACCAGTTACCTGATTTACACGAAATCATCTCATTATCATCCGCACTAAATAAACTAATTAATGCTGCTCTTCTAATACCACCAGCCAATACCGCATCTGCAATATGACAAACTATATCGTGAACCTCAATAGATGATAATTTTTCACCATCAGATTTAGCATCTAATACTTTTTTAATATTGTGAATACAATCTTTTAACGGTTGTGGTCCAGGTGCCTTTCCACCTGACGTTACTAATAATGCCCCTTTTTGTCTAATATCTGAAAAATCAAATACTGGCGTCGATGACTTTATACCAAAATAAGATTCCACTAACATCTTAATTGCATCTGCCCATCCTTCAATAGAGTCACTAATTAAGTATCTTCTATTTCTATTAGGGTTTGGTTTTTTAATGTCAGGTAATGCCTCAACATGATGTTTTTGTACTGAGAACCCTACACCTGTACCACCTAAAAGTAAAAACATAGTTTCTGAAAATGCGTCCACATGATCAATAGGTAAATATGCGCAATTATATACTCTGTTAGGTGATATTTCTATAGGTTTACCACCGAACTGTAAACTTCTCATTGATGGTAATATTTTTTTGTCATACACCAATTGATAAACCCCTTCAATTTCATCTTTAATATGAGGGTATTTTTTTTGATGCATTTCTTTATTTCTTGTAACTAACTCTTCCCAAGTCTCTCTTCTATTTTCAGTAGGTAGATATTTTGCATATTTCATATATACCGTAATGTCTGATAGAATTTTGTTTGATAACTCCATTTTTTATTTTATTTTTTTTATTATTTATTAGGGTGTTTGTTTCCATAATGGTTTATTAGATAAACCATTCATTTTATTAATTTATAAATCAGTTATTAGTCATTGGTATATTCCTTTTATTTTGAATTGTACTCGCTATAAAATCGGAATCTTTCCTTTTCTGTCCCTTTTCATGTTGTAAAAGTGTGACATCTGTACTTTCACTAGTATCTATATTTAAAGTACCATTATCAAAAACTATGTCTGTAAAAACAACACCATCTCTACCAAATCTAGATTTAAGAACTGCTAATGTAGCCCTACCTTCTTCTTTCTGATCCAACGTCTTCGCTACGGATAAAATAAAATGCCCTATTTGTCCTTTCTTAATTGATCCACCCATCATATTTGCCTCAACTAAGTCTGCACCAATCGCACTACGATTACCTTGTACTGCAGTCCACCCAGCAATGTCTAATTCAGACAACATTGTTTCAAATTGTCTCATAACATTACCTTCACCACTAAACTCATCTTTAAATTGTTTAGTAGGTTGTACACAATCAATGTAATCTAAAAATACGATATCAGGTTTAATACCAGAAGAAATTAATTTTCTAAGATATTGTTTAATATGAGGTACAGTTGTACCATCACTAGACATTTTCTTTAAAATTAAATTACCTTCTTGATTTTGGAATCTAGGGATGATTTCTTGAACTTCCTCTCTTCTATCACCTAATTCATTTAAATCAATACCAGTGAAACAAGTTAAGTGTTTTCTTTGAATAACTTTAACATTATCCTCAAAAAATATTTGAACTACGTTCTTTCCATCCAAATATGCGGTGTTAGCCATTCTCGTCATAATGGTTGTTTTACCAACACCAAATGCTGCCAATATTACACCTAATTCTCCCTTAGATAATCCACCACCCATAAGATTATCAATTCCTACTAAACCTGTCGGTATAGGGTTTCTAAAATCATCCGATAGCACATCTTCAATAGCGTGAAACATATCAACACCTTCGTCTTTCTCAGTACCAACCGTTATAGCCCGTTTTACTAATTCTTCACACTCTTCATATCTATCAAAATCTCCATTATCTAAAATCTTTTGGATTTTTTGTGTAGCCTTCTTAAGTTCTTGTTGTTTGCAGAACTTAATGGCAACGTCTTGGGTGTGTAAACAGTCTTTATTGTCAGATTCTTTTACTTCTTTAATTAATTCAACTGCCGATTCTCTCGCTATTTCTCTACGGACTTGTGTTTTAATTAGATTAAAGATAGTTTCATAAGAAGGTATTGTTTCATACTTTTCATAGTAATCTTTCAAACTAGCCACAATTAGTCTCATATACTCATTATCAAAATAGTTTGGATCAACTATTGAGATGATGCTTTCTGAAAATTTATGATCTTCAACTAATTGTTTAACTAACTTTATTTGAAAACTATAGCCTAAATAGCCTAAGTTAATACTCTCATTTTTCGCCATTCTTATATCTGATTTTAGTTATTAATAAATATGCCATCTAAGTTATAACCGCAGTAATTTTTTGTATAATTTTTCATACTTAACCCATGTTGCAAATAATCGATGATTCTTGGAATAATTTTTCTTATGTCTACGTCATATCTCACGTTTGGTGGGTAATCGTTACCACTAAAAATTCTTTCACATATAACTCTGTCTTTCACTTTTAATTGTAAAGTAAAGAAGTCTTCGTTTTCATATATGTCAACCTTTTCAGTTTCCTCTGCCGTAGTATAGAAGTTATAATACTTTTCCATATAATCATATGTATTATTTTTAAAATGTTCTTTTATAACATCTACTACACTATCTATAGTTTCTTTTATTTCGTAAGATAATAGAGAGTCTCTATTGAAATTTTTAACATTAAAATTTCTACCTACGATTGGGTTTCCGTTAATCATAAATAAAAATTCATACGGATAACTTTGATAACTTTTTTTCATTTCTTTATTCATAATTTTGACTGTAATAACTTTTTTCTTTCTTTATTATCGATAGGAATGGTTGTAAAAAATTTATATACCCATCTCTACCTCCAGGTATTGCCATCATTAACCCATCTTCTAACATCATTTTTATTACATTTTTTACTTCCCTTCCTTCAGGATCTATTGGGGTGTTAAAAACGTTATCTAATTCTGTTTTAGTTGTTTCTGTTAATAAGGGATTACCTAGATTTATAATTCTTTCATTTATTTCAAAAATCTTATCTTTTTGGGAACCTTTGGTAACTCTATTTAGTATGTTATCAAGTGATTTCAATCTATTTTTTCTTTCATTTTGTATACTTACAATTTTACTAAAAATATATTCTAAAGTCAAAGTTTTTTCCTTAATTTCTGGAAAAAAATTAACTAAAGTTTTTTCACTGATACCTTGTATACCTTTGATATTGTCACTAGTATCACCAGTAATGATTTTTATTAATTTAAGATTTGTTGGGTGGTGATTAAAATATGTTAAATAATTGTCCTGTGTGACAATCCTTTTTAGATTAATTACATATACACCAACCCTTTCACCTATTAGTTGACATAAATCTCTATCATTACTCATTATAACCACTTTCTCATCTTCAGACATATTTTGAACATAGTGTCCGATACAATCATCGGCTTCTGTAATTTCATCTCTATATTGTCGTATGAATAGTTCTTCACAATAAGCAATAACCCTTTCTTTTTGTAGATATAATTCTAAATCAGAAGGTGGTTGTTCATTATAGAAATCTTTATCTCTATTAGATTTATATTCTTTGTAGATATCATATCTCAATCTACCACTGAATTGTCCATCCCAAAAAACATACACTCTATCAAATTTATACTCGTTTAACATTTTTCTAACCATAGTTAGGAATTGAAAAATCCCACCTATATGGGTATCTTTATAATAAAGATCCTTAGCCCCATGATAGGCGGTTTTAATCAACGAGTCACCATCAACAACAAGTGTTTTTTTAAATTTTTTCTTTTTTTCTGGGAATTTCACACATTCTTTATTGAAGGTTCAACAATCAATCGTCAGAATAATCTACAGGAGATTCAATTACGTTGTCTTCAACTACATCAAAAGATGTGTCATCAAATACACCATCAAATACTTCTGCCCAATAATCTTTATTCTCAGATTTGTATTTATCAATGTCTTTTTTATCATCTTCAATGAAACCGTGTGTGGTTGCAAGTATTTTGTTATCTGCGTAACCTAAACCATTCATATGGTTCTTATGGATACCCACTTTAGTTCTAATTGCGAAATTAACTTTTCTACCCTTATTAGTTGCAGAAAGTTTAGATACACCAGAACTCTTTTGATTTCCAAACAAAAATACTAATGCGCAAGATAGGTAAATAGAATTACCACCTTTAGGTGCAATTGTTGGTTGTCCAAATGGATTATCAGGTAAAGCAACCCATGGTTGGTTTACGAAAACCATAGTATTGGTGTATGGATAACTTTCTTTTCTTGAAGATGTTATCCTTTGTGCCAATCCCATACCCCATTTTTCAGATATAACTCTCGCAGTATGTTGGTTACCACCTTTACCGTCAAAACTCATTTGACAAGGTATCGTACCAATAGAATCCCACAAAAACACAATGTCGTGTGGAATTTCACCATTTTTTTGTGCGTCCAATACTTCGGTTACATAATCAAACGCTTGTTCGATATAATCGAATCCTAACTTATAAAGTAAGAATCCGTCCCAGTATGCAGAAACTTCTCCTGTCTCTTCGTCAACTTCTTCAATGTATTCAGTTTCTAAACCCATTTGTTTAGCGTGTTCAAAACTAAATTTTTGTTCTGTTATGATGAAAACAGGTAGAATATTTTTTTTCTGTGCATCTACCGCAGTCTGTAAAAGTGCAGTTGTTTTTCCAGTGTCTGAATGACCTAGAAGCATATTAATCTGACCCATAGCAGGTCCTGGTAGACCAGTCGCCTTCTGAAAGGCTTCCCCTAGATCAAAGTACCTTTGTTCTTTGTACTTTTCACTAGAGGAAAACTTCTTTCTTATAGACGAAAAATCAGATGCTTTTTTCTTTAGTGGTTGTTTCGCCATATTATATATTAAAACGGTAATTCGTCATCATCACTATCTAATGAAGTTACTCCAAAATCAGTATCTTCATCTTCACTATCATATTCAGATTCAAATGACTTAGAAGTTTCAGTTCTCATCATATTGATTTCATCAGTTAAAGACGCAGTTTCTTTTTCTTCTTTGTCTTCTTCTGCAACGAACTTCTTCTGTTCCGAATCCCAAATAGGTGTTTTATTAGTAGCCACAATTTCTAAATACTCTTGAGACTTTTTAGAATAAACATCTCTGTGTGTTTCATCGTTGTTAAACCAATCATTCGCCTTTTCTTTATCCTTAGTAAGGATAGATGAATCGTCAGCCATAATAGAATTTACAACACTAAAATTTTTGTCATTTCTACCTGTAGTGATGATAATATCTCTACCTTCTCTAGGATCAGTAATATCACCTTTTAATTTAAATAAAGGAATGATTTTATCCATAATACCGTCACCAGTATATTTGTGCTTAAATCTCCAAAATTTAACTCCGTGATCTTCATTCTCTCTATCAATACCTTTAACTACATAGAATTTTCTAGGTATGAAGTCTTTCGCCAATTTCTTAGCCTTTTCTGAACCATCTTCATATAAGGCGTCTTTAGCCTCACATAGTGGACAGTGTTCACCATCGTTTAAATGGTTACAATAAATTTTATCCCAATTACCATTAACTAATTTTTCATGATAATAAACCTCCGTAAATGGAGAACTACCATCTTTTGTAGGTAAGATTCGGAATGTTTTTGTGTGGGATTTTACCCCTTTAGGTAGTTTCTCACTGAAGTACTTTTTAAGTCTGTCTTCATTAGAGAGTTTTTTACCACTTTTCGCTGGCTCAGTGTTTTTTTCGTACTGAGACAGAATTGCATCTAAAGTATTACTCATTGTATAAAAATTTTAAATTATATACAAATATACTAAAGATATTCCTAAAAGTCAATAAAAATCGGGGTTTTTAGTTATTTTCTTCGTCTTTTGTGAATTGGAAAGATTTTCTAATATCTTTTTCGTTGTAGTTATCAACATCACTCTGTTTAAGGACAAACTCTTCTTCGTCTTCGGTTGCCTCATAACCTTCTTTGTCTTTCCAGAAATCAGTTAATTTAATACTATATGGGAATGAGTCCATAGATCTCATCTCTAATCTTTCTACAGGTGTTGGATTTCTTTTTTCAATTTGTTTTTCTAACTCATCGATTTTATTAATCACATTATCCATACCAGAAACTTGATTTTCTAATTCAGATAATTTACCCAACAACTCATCCATTTTACTACTCATACCTTCTACAGAAGATTTAGTCGCTTCAGTTTTGTCTACGATATCAGTCACATCTATTTCAACAGATTCTTCACCAGTTTCTGTACTAGCCGTAGGAGTTTCAGTTGCAGTTTCATCCGCATCAACATCTTCTACTTCCGCATCATCTGCCAATGGATCAGTTTCAGGTGTTTCTCCACCTGCTTCAGGTGCAGTTTCCGCACCAGCTTCAGGTGCAGTTTCATCACCACCTAACGACAT